CGCCAACCTTGCCCCAGCCGTAAGCCGCATACTTCGCGACTACGCAGAGCAAGCAACGAAGTTGTTTTGTGTCGCTCAATGCGAAGCCGACGAACTCGCACAAGGCTTGTCATCATGACCCCCCACGGCATTCCCCGTACCCCCAAAAATGTGGGAAACATACGAGCGATTTCAACCCATGCCGTAGTCGGCGATTCTGTCTACGGGTCGTCAAGTGTGGGGTTGCGCCAATGACCGCGACCCCGACGAACGGCGTGAAACGCGGGCAGGGCAAACGCAAACCGCTAATGCTTGCGACTACCGCAAGCGTGTCTATGCCTGCACCACCGAAGCACTTGAAGGCGCATGGTCGCGCTTGGTGGGAATCTATTTGGCGTGGTGGCAGTCGTTGGTTAGACCCGGCAAGCGATCACCTCATTGCTGAAATTATTTGCACGACGCTTGATCTCATTGACGAGATTGAAGCCGACTTGAATGCGAATGGTCGCTATTACGAAACGAAACAAGGTCAACAGTTACCACGACCAGCCGTTGCAGACTGTCGAGCGTTACGCGCACAAGTTGTCTCGCACCTTGCGCTTCTTGCGTTCTCACCAAGTCAACGAGCTGAAATGGGTGCAGGTGTCGAAGTGAATGACGTGTTGCAACAATGGCGTTCTAGACGCGGTTAGCAAGCGAATGGTATTGTGGGTTTGCAACAAAAGTTTTGAGCGGAGCCGCCGAACTTTTGACTGAGAGCGGAGCCGCCCAGTTCGTGCAACAACCCTGCACCATTCAACGCATATTTCTTGTGCGTTCTAACCCCGAAAGAAGTTATGAAAAAATCAGACTATCTCGTTGGTGATTATTCAGCCGACGATCTCACCCGTAGCGGTGCAGTTGAAAAACTCGCTGCGCACAAAGAAGAACTAACCCAGCAAGCCGAAGCAATTCTCGATCTCGCACGTTCGCAGAAACGTGACTTGAACCTTGTTGAAGCGGCCGAAGTTGACCGAATCATTGACCAGGCTCGTGACGTTCGCGCACGCATTGTCGAAGCAAAAGAAGCACGAACCCGCATTTCAACTTTGTCGTCACGCTATGACGACTCGAATGCTTGCTTTTCGCCTGAATGGCGTGCATTGCGTGAAGGCCGCCAAGTTCGTATTGACTTGCCGATTCATGAAATGCTTGCGAAGTACAACAACCGAACCAAAGTTCATGAAAAAATTGACATTCGTGGGTTGGCTACAAGCACCGTTTCAAGTGTGCCGACAACCATCTACCCTGAACTCATTCAGCGACTAATCAACCAGTCGGGTGTTCTTGCGTCAAACGTAAAGACCTACGACACGGGTGCTAGTGGCAACCCAGTCAAAGTGCCAATGCAAAGTTCGTACAGCACTGCAACTTTCGTTTCAGAAGGTTCAGCACTAAGCGAGTCGTATGGCAACTATTCGTCGGTGACGCTCAACGCGTACAAAACTGGCGTGTTGTTTGCGACGTCGTATGAACTGATTACCGACACTTCGTTTGACATTGTGCCTTACTTTGCCGAAAACTTGAGTAACGCAATTTCTAATTCGGTTGGCTCAAAACTCATTTCGGGTAGTGGTACTGCCGAACCGCAAGGCATTCTTACGGGTGCAACCGTTGGCGTGACTGGTACTGCAACTGCACCGTCTATCGCAAACATTCTGAGCTTGTGGGCAAGCCTGCCAGTCGGTTACCGACCTGGTGCTTCGTGGGTTATGAACCCAGCGACATACGCAACGCTTGTGGGCTTGAATGACACGACGGGTCGTTCGTTGGTGCTGTCTGACCTTTCAAGTTCACAGCCAACAACGCTCATGGGTCAACCTGTGTATCTCGATACGAATATGCCGACGGCAGGCACAGCAAACGCTTCGGTGTTCGTCGGTGACCTCAGCAAGTACATGATCGTAAGGTATGCAGGCGGTGTACGACTAGATCAGTCGGTTGACTACAAGTTCAACACTGACGAATTGACGTGGCGTGTGCAAATGCGCCTTGACTCAAAAGTTGTCAATGCTGACGCGGCGAGAGTATTTGTCGGCGCGTAAATAAGAAGTCAACAACCGTTACTTTCATGGCGGTTGTTCACGAATCGGTGCGTACCTTCCGCACCGTGCGGATCAGACCCGGTGGGAACCCCACTGGGTCTGATTTTTTTGGGGTACGGTTGGGACATGAAACGTACTCTTGTATTCGGTCTGATGTGCAGTGTTATGTTGCTTGCCGCTGTCAGTCCAGTGCATGCTTTGTCTAAACCGTCATATTCTGACGCTGACGCTGCTGCAATTGCTACGGCTCTGAACGCGTACAACAGGGCTGATACTGCTTACAATACGGCACTCGATGTCTACAACACAGCGAACGCTGCGTACAACACTGCAAAGACAAACTTGGATAATGCAAAAGCAGCTTATGACGCAGCGGTAATTGAATACAACGCTGCAGCACCAGCTCTCAATCTGGCAATTCTTGCTTCAAATGCAGCAACTAAATTCATGCAAGATTGTCAATCTGGTTATCCCTGTCCGGGAGGTTTGGCGTCTGCTGTAAATGATTGGCAATCTAAATTTGCCGCATATCTTGCAGCAGTTTCACGACGCGACGCATCTATTGTGAGTGCAAATACAACCCGTGACACTTACAACGCAGCCGTAGCCACTTACAATGCAACGGTTGTTCCAAACAATAATGCTGCTAATAATCTAAGTACAGCGACTGCTGTGAAAACAGCGGCATACAACCTTTACGTAGAAACTAAGGCAACTGCCGATCGAAATGACACATCGAAATTTATACCACCTAAAACCACTGTGCCGAGAACAGTCACAACAACAACGATCAACGCTCCGTCGATAAATATCATAAAAGCTGGACTAAACACGCCAGCGAAAAAATATAAGAATTGCACCGAACTTCGTAAGGCGTTTCCGAAAGGCGTTGCCAAAGACGCGAAGTCGGCTAGCAATACTGGCGCGACTGTAAACGCAAAGGTTTACAAAGAAAACATTGGTAGCGACCGTGACAAAGACGGCGTTGCTTGCGAACTTGCCTGATTTTATATGTCATTTTTCAGTAAGAAAAACAAATCAGGGAATCTGAGGAAAGCATCTGTCGGGGAAATAGTCGATCAGCCGTATTCGGATTTTTTGGATTCAGGAAAATTTGTTCATTTTTTTGTCAATTCCAAATGGGAAGGTCGAGAACAAAACTATTTTGTTGACCGTATAACCAAAATTCTTCCCGACTCGGCTTATGGCATGACTCATGAAGCGATTGTTTCTCGGGCTATGAGTCAGAAAACATTCAATGCAGAGTTCAGAATTGAAGACAGAGTAATTGTTCGGTCATCAGTCAGTGGTGATTGGTTCAGTTATGAAAATCTCAATTAGATATGCACGTTGAGTGCAACAAGTATTTCGTCAAGCGACACTTGCAAGCCTTTACACAATTTGGGTAGGCGATCTATTGAAGGTCGCACGTCACCGTTGAAGTAACGCCACAAAGCGGCCTTATCTATTCCACACGCTTCGGCGGCTTCAGCGAGCGACGCAAAGCCGACAACTTCCATTTGCTGATACAACCAGTCAAGACCGTCGATAGCCCTACTGTATTTCGTCTAATGGTTGTTCAAGTTGACTGACGAGTTCTTGCCATTCGTCGAGCATTGCTGAATACAACGCCTTACCAGTCAAGCCTTCCCAACGCGATAGGTCAACGGGTTCATTCCACCACGCTTCGTCAAGCCATGCGGCTTGCGGTTGGCGTGGTGTTGAACGACCTGGTCTTTGCCTAGAAGGTTGCCATGCGAGCATTGCTGGCGGTTCTAGTAGTTCGCCTTCGTGCTGAATGAATGACCATTCGCCTTGTGGTGCGTGTTGGGGTAGGAAGTAGAGCCGTGCTGGGTCGTGTGTGACTTCGTCACCGTTCAAGCCAAGTTCGCGGTGACACCATTGCCACACGCTTCGCCATGAGCCTGCACCGACTTCGTGTGCGAACGGTAGAACGACGTGCCAGTGTTCGTCACCTGTGGCATGGCTATACGTCGTGTACGCGCAATGCCTGTAACGCTTGAGCCTGTCACGCGCACCGTCTAACGATTCACCGTCTAGGTCGGCTACGAAGGCTGACATTGCAACAACGCCGTTGTTGCCTCGTGTTGCACTGTCTGCATAGATCGCAGGCGACCACAGTGAACCGTCAAACTTGTGTTGCCGTTCAACATGAGCCGACAAAAGCGACCTCAGCCCATCCCAGCCCCCAGCCACTGGCACAGGCCGAATGGACTTCACGCTGGAGAATGTGACCGCCACAAAGAAATGCTAGGCTCCCGTAGGCGTCTCGGTAGGCGTCTAAGAGGGATCAATCGTTTCGCCTAGTCCCTCAAAGACTTATATCTATTGGGTTATATGGTCGGGCTGGCGGGATTT